GCTTTAGGAGATACATCATATCCAATGTAATCCCTTTTGACATCAATTCTTCGTACTTCTTGAACGTCACCTTCAATGTTGTCATGTTTTTCCACTCTTATTATTGTTGCCAATGTTTCAAATAAATCCTCTTGCAAATATATCATTTCTTTGAGGTGTTCCCTTTCATAATCTTCAAACATCATAAACATAATTTTAATATGAAGCCCAACCAAAGAACACCCACTTACCATCTCTCTCATCTGAAGAACGCTTGTAAGAAACTCTTGCTACAATATCACTACCCTTCTCCATCAATTTCTCCATAATCACCTCAGACTGATTGACATGTTTCTCTGTATAAGCTCTTGCAGCTTTAATAGCATCACCTTTTGTATTGTGTCTGCTAATTATGTTATCAAATGATCTTACAGTGTACTTAAGCACCCATTTGGTTGTACCTTTCAATGCAGTGTTTAACACTTGACTCTTGGTCTTATTAGTGTTTAACTTAGGCTCAATTATACAAATAGCTTGAGCACCTTGATGCTTTGTAAGAGTGTCTTGCTTCTTGTCTATGAACTCTTGCAAGCTCATTTTACTTGCTTTAAACTCAGCAGTGACATCCCTATAACCAGAAGAACAGTTAATTTCACCACTATATCCTTGTTGGTGACCATATTCTTCTTCTGCTATGTCAACAGCTCTGTTGTAAGCTTCTTTAACGCTTTTTCCTGTAGATGTGTTCCTAAACCAATTTGCTCCCATAATTGTTGATTTTAATCCCACCAGTGGGGAATGTTGTGATTTAAAAATTTAAATAAAAGATTTCTTGCCTTGTCGTGCTTTTTAAGAGATTTTAGTAGTTGTTCTTCTGTGAAAGACTCCACCTCTCTTTCTTCAATAAATAAGTCTATGTATTTCTCTGTTTTTACAGCCTCAATAAGATTTATAGCTGTCTGTATTCTTGAGGCAACATGATTGCTATCAAGATGATGGCCATTTTTCTTAATGTGGTCTCTTGTGAATTCTAGCTTCTTCTGTAAAATGGAATAGATGAAATAATAATCCCAATCTTCATCATGCCAAAGAGTTGGAATCCATTTTAAGATTTTCTTGATTTTCCTTATTGTTCTTATCATATGTAATGATTGGTAATGAATTTAACTCTATAGGTGTTGGATATATTCTTAATCCGAAGTTTACATTAAACCAATCAAGAACTCTTTGAGCTTTTGAAGTGTTGCATTTGAAAATCTTCTTTGTAAGAGGAATTGCATATTTCATAAACTCATCAAATTGGCTTTGTGTCATGGTTATATTGTAAAACCATTGTTTGTCATTAAGAGCATCCTCCCATTCCCTTCCAACCATCTCTAATTGGTATCGAGCAAGATGTTCAGCAAAGTTTTCACGTTTTATCTTTTCCATTATTCAACCATTTAGAATTAGCTGTCAAATCATCCCAATCTTTATAGCCTTGTTTAATTGCAAACTCATCATTCTTCTTTCTTCTATACTCTTTAACCTTCTCTGGATCTCTCATTTCAGTGTCATCCTTAAAGCCTAACGATTTAGCACATTCTTCTTCACACCAATTGTGTGAGCCTATTTCAATATTAATAGGTAGGTCTGTTTCTATGGATTCAATGAAGTCTTCGAATTGAGATGCTGCTTCATGAGGCATAGTGTAAATTCCTTCATGCACTTGGTATCCGCCTGAATTCTCACTATCAAACACTTCAACTCTACCCATTCTATACTTCTCACCAAAAAGACTCATTACACCATATCCCACTGTATGATAGCTAAACCTACCACGTTTTGCTTTGCCTTGCATTTCAACACAGCTAGGATTCATTTCCATGTAAGTGCATAAATGTTCTACAAATTGCTCATCAGAAGTTTCTCCAGGCCAATTTCTTCTTATGTTTTTTATAAAAAATGCTACATCTTGTCTATTTACTTTCATGATTAAAAATTTAAAGAAAGTTGATTTGGATTCACCACTACGTTTCTCTTTTTTCCTTTTGTCTGTATTTTGTAAATTATTCTGTTTGCTCGTTCTATGTAATAATCATAGTTTATTCCTGCTGAAGACGTTGCTGTGTCTTTTGGAAGATAGTTACAAACCTTACAAACCCAGTCTCCAGCTTCCACTTGGGATATATTTGGAGCAGTTGATTGGCTATTTTCATTCTTCACCTTCAGGAGTTTTTCTCCTGACTTTGAGACATAATACCTTATCAGCTTGTTGTAAATAGTTTTTTCACCAGTGCTTTTACTAATTCCTTCATAATGGAAATCAGAGCTAGACTTTTGTCGTATACAAAAATCGAAAATAGCACTATGACTGCGGATAGTATGATCAACAGGAACACCATGTACATAATAAGCCTCAAGGGCAATAGGAATAATGCGAGCAGACTTGTTTTTGTAAAGTTCAAAATCTTTGACAAAATCTCCTTTGAATTTAAGTTCTCCATCTGTTTTGATTGCTAGATAGTCATTAACTGTTGAGAATATAATCTTCTTGTAATTGGTGCGTTCCAGTTCATATTGTGTGATGTTACACCACCAATCATTTATCTTCTCAACTGTTGGAACCAATTCTTTTTTCACTCTTATTGTTACACCATCTGTGTTTGCACTTATTACATTTATACCAGCTAATTCATATGCCTCAATAAGCATCATCAACGATAGTTCTCCTGTAATAGTGGTGAACATTGTGAGCTGTCTGTCATAAATCCAATTCTGTATGTCTGAGCTCTTGCCATAAACAGAATTCAAAGAAAGCTTTAGAGCACCAACAATACCTTTTAGCTTCTTGTCTTTTTTAGCTAAAGGTTTTAGTTCAAGCCTCTTTTCAAACATTTGTTTATAGCCATTCAGAAACTCCTTCCCTAGATGAGCAGGATAACGCTTGTTGTTGATGATGGTTGCTGGATACATTGATGCAACGTCATAATCAATAATTAAATATTCATCATCAGCTTCAAATATTTCAGGTTTGTTTTCTGTATGCAAGCCACCCTTCATGAATGAATAGACATTACCATAGAAATGCAATTCCTCTTTAAAGTCATCCTGCATTCCAATCTTCGTCTTCTTTATCCTCTGAAGGAAATCCTGTAATTCTTTTGTTTTAAAAGCTACATAATCAGCTATACAATTCTTTACATAGACATCTTTTCTGAACGTTCCTTTCCTTGGAAGGTTTTTATATTCAATGTTCTTCTCCTGGCAGTAATACTTTTTGATAACCTCGTCACCAATCTTACTGTCTGAATAATTCAAACATGGAATGTCAAACTCTTTCTCAATGTCTTGTCTCAGCTCTATTTGATTATTTCCTTTGTATAGAGGATGTTCTGTTTGTCCTATTGTAATAAGATAGAACTCATAGGTGGCCTTTACATCATTATAACAATATTGAATGGTTGTTTCAATCTCTTCCTTGGTTAGGTTTTCCTTGTTATGATGTATTGGCATTTCCTCTATATTGTCAAAGTCCATCTCAAACTCAAGTCTTTTAAGGCTCACTCTACGATTTTTATTATCGAAGTGCCACACCTTGAAAAGATCTATTTGCTTAAGACTAAGATCTTGTTCTCTATAGTCAGGAAAAACCTCATAATTGGCATCATGGATGACATCAGCAGCTTTCTGTGCTATTCTTCCACATATATCCATTCTATCAAATACGTGCCATTGTTCATTGTTCCTGAGGACCCATTCCACCACTTGAGAGTCAAATCGTAGGTTGTTGTAACCCACCCAGTAGTAGTCTTGGTGTTGTTCTGAAAATGTGACAAATTCATCCAATTCATTTTCCCATCTATTTAGTTTAAATTCATGATAGGTGTTCTCTTGAGGATTGTAAACAACTACAAGAAAAAACTCTTTCATTGTCTCTATGTCGAAAATAAGAACATTATTCATAGATTTTCTATTAATCTAACACCTATTGCCCATCTGATCCAGACAAGTTCAAGATATACATACCTAAACTTTGCATTGGGAATCTTTTCAAAATAAATCCTGATTGTGGGAAGTATGAACACGTTGTTCTCTTCTACAAAAAACTCTATTCTTTTCATAAATATAAATTTATTCTCCTGAACCCTTACATCTCCAACATGTAGTTCCATCAGCAGGACCTTCTCCAGAACCATTACATGAAGGACATATTGAATATTCTTCTCTGTATTCCAAATAATCAGATTCATACGTTGAATGAATATTCATAAGAATCTCATCATTTGACAAATAATCAACAGACCTAACATCATCTCCTAATTGAAAATGAGACATGCCCATGTTAAAAGCAATTTCTAATATTCCTTCCTGAGGAATCTCTTTTTTCTCATCATCTTGAGAGCTAAACCCTTTCATATACCATTCTAGTATTTCTTCATTCGTGTGTTCCATATGTTTCGTTGTAGTATTTAATACAATTCTCAATCATTTCATCACGTTTTACAATATACTCCATTCCGTACGGTAATGTATTTTGTTGATGAAATGTATACATCATTGCATCTATCATTTTTTGCCTTTCTATTGCTTTGGCTTGTTGCATTACTTTTGAAAAAAAATGTTTTTGCTCTGATGTCAATGATGGTTCAATAAATTCTAATAACCAATTTACTGCTGTCTGTGCCATGTTTTATATTTTTTCGTATGTTGCTTCAAAGATATCAGGTTTGCAAGGGTAAAATTCGCCTCTTATCCCCCTAATAACATAATCTCCTTTAGAGCATTTCATATCTCCTTCTAACGTAGGTATTAGTAAGTATGGGGAACCATCTTCTTCTTTTCCAAGCCTTATGTTACCCACTTCCACAATGCTGAAAATGTCTAAGCATCTAAAGTTCCCATCATATTGTACTGCTTCTATTACTACTGGTTTCTTTCTGTATTGTGCCATGGTTTATTTGTTTTTATTTTTTACATCAACATACTCCGTATATGGATAAGATATATTTTCATAACTTTCTATATGACCACATCCATCACATTTATGTTCCCAATATGAATGCCATTGCGTAATACCACGACCAGTTGAATACATTATACCTTTTTTACAATTTTCACATTTTTTATCAATTCTATATGTTTCAACTTTAGTTCTTAATGTTTGTTGTGCCATGTTATTTGTTTCAAAGTTTAATCCAATAAAAGTCCAAAAATGTTCTCATAAAAAATCTCTTTATAGCATTAGGCTTTTTATATGTCGCAAATGCAGCTGTTTTGCTTTTTTCTTTAGTACCAAGACAATACCAGCCAACTGGTTTTTTGTAATCCATAATTTCTTGTAATTTTTCTTGTGTCATGTTATTTGTTTTTATCTTTTCTTTCTACCCAATTATCAATACCATTCTCTGTAAGAAACTGTGAGAATACATCTGCCAACTTTAGTACATCTTCTCCATTTAACAAATGTACAATTACGCTATCTCCCTTGTGCGAGAACGTAACATTAAAGGGCTTTTCATTGATGTATTGTGGAAATTCGCTACCAAAATCTTTCTTCATGTTATTTAATGTTGTTTTACTGTAGTCAAACTTGTATAACCCATCCTTAGCATCTTTATTCATGATATCTATTGTTTCGCTTGGTGAAAAATCCTTAATACCAAGAGTTCCGTTCTTGTAATCAATGTCATACAATAAATCCTTAGCATCTTCTTCCATAATTTCTGTTATTAGTTTCTTTTGTTGTTCTTTGCTATTAAAAAACTTACCACATTCATTACACAACACATCTATAATAGGAACATCCTTTTGAGCATAGTCATAGTTGAAATGAAAGTTTTCTTCTTCTCCACAATGAGGACAAAGAATTATCTTTGGTTGTTCTTTCATGTCATTTGTATTTACCCACCCATTGTACTCCTTGGGCGGTGGTGATTGTTTTGGGTATTTCATATTGATTAGTAACTAAACCATCTTTATGTTCTATTACTCCTACCATCTCACACTCAAACTCTGTTGGGTATTTATTGCTTATAACTTCAATAACATAATCAGCATCTAAACCATCATGTTTAATTAGTAATGCCTTCCTTAAATCCTTCTCTGTGTACTTATACTTCTCACGGGCTTTGTTGTAGCCTTCTTTAAATGAGTTAATATCAGCAATGTGTGAAGAAGAAAACACTTCAGTGTCGTACCATTCTTTAGCCAACTGCTCAATATCATCTTCCAATGGTGGTAATAAGTCTACACCTTCAAGGATGGGTGAGCCGTTAAGTGGAAGGTGTGCAATGATTTTCTTTACTATATCGTTGGCGTAAAACAAATGTTGGTCAGTATTATACTTTAGCAATAACTTATAACTTGTATTAAGTGCATATCCTTTTCCAATGGTAAGTGAATCATCTACTACCAATAGGTAGTTGTCTGTTTTAATTATTTTGTGTGTCATGAATAGGATTTTTACAGTTGCCCTTATGTGTAAATGTTCTAACATCCGAATCTAAAGTAATGTATTCACATGAATCAATTTCTATTACTGATACATTATAATTTATGCCACCTATATAAACAACATCTTTTGTTGATTTTATAACTGATGCGTTCTCATTTTGAGTACAACCTATTGATGCGAGACATAGTAATACTAATAGTTTTTTCATAGTTCAACTTTTATTTTTTCTGAGTCCTTAGTTCTCAAGTGTAAATGAGAATCTACGGTGATGTCACTTCTATCAGGATCTGCTTTCCAAAATTCATGTCTAATCACTTGAATGATATCAAATGCAACTCTACATGATTCATCCACATTTGGATTATGTATCCCGTAGGAAGCATTGTCGTGGAGATTATCTTGCAAAAGCATATTCCTTCCTTGATTAAGAATCTTCTCACCCTTATCTCTTATATCGTGAAACTGAGAATAATCAATGGATAGTTTAATCTCATCCTTTGGCCATTCACGAACTTCTTCACCCTTACCCCAACTACCTTTGGTCTTGATTGTTTTCTTTTTGATTTCCATGATATCTCCTCTCTCAGTTCTATCACCTACTTCAAGTTCTTTCTTGGGTCTTAATTTATCACGGAGTACACCCTCAAATGTGGGATGTTCTTTAATTGCCCACATCTGACCAATACCTATTCTAGAGTACATATCAAGAGCTTTCTGAATAAGACAAAGTTGCTCATTTGTTACTGTCAGTGTTGCCATAATCAATTATTTTAAGTCCACAATATAAATCAAGCCAAGCCATTTCACGTGCAGCTATCTTTGAATAGTGACGTTTTTTCTTTTTGATGTGTTTAGTTCCCCATTCTCTCCATTCTTTGTTCTGTTCTTCTGTCATGGTGTATTGTGTAAACCATTCATCTGTTCTACCTTCTACATCTTCAAACTTAACGTCATGTCCTGCTATCTCAAACATCTTATCGATAAGTTCTTTTAGCAGTTGTTTTTCCTTGTTTACTTTTTGTTCTGCTCGTGTCATTATCTTACTGAGTTTACTTTGAGTTTATTATCTTGGTGAACCAAATATTCACCTGTAGTTTCCATTGTATCAATAAAATAGTATTTACCACCAGTGATTTGTTTAGACAGTTCTACACTTAACCTTTTCATCTGTGTATGTCCTACAATTTGTATGTAGTTGTTCTTTAATCCTTTAGAATGCTTCTTGTTAATAGACATTAGTGACCTGGGTCTAATCCAAATTGGTGTTTGACATGCATTATCACCTGTAGGTTCTAATCCATTAAAGTCAAATGCTTTTGGTTTGTGTTTAAATAATTCGTTCAAATCTTCAACAATTGTTTCTTTTGACCAATTGTTCTCACCAAACGCCTCATCCATAAACACAGGACTTACACCTGCATGTGTAAATAGGTATTTATCAAAGCTATACGCCATTTGTAGATGGTGTCTGTTCTCATCTACCACTTGGTTAATTGATGGAGCAATTTTTGACTGGTAACCACTGGTTCCTGTATATCCCACTTCTGGGAAGTAGTGATGGTCATGATTACCTATGAGCATCACCACTTCCACTTGTGGATTGTCTTCTTTATACTTGATGATTTCTTTGAAATTATGAATTTGCTCTAGCCCAGAGATTTCAAATGAGTCAAAATAGTCTCCTATGAAAATCACCCTATCAGGTTTTTCTAGATGTACAATTAATTTCCAGACACTACTACCATGCAAATCTCCAATAATTACAGTTTTCATATCAATTTACAATTTTTACAAAGTTATGAATATAATCATCTCTAATAATGTTACATCTCTGACATTTACAATTAACTCTTAAGCCATAGACATAAATTATAAACCATTTATGACCAAATATTTTACATCTGAAGGAATTAATAAATTTTTTCATTTGAGTGAGTTTTGGTTAATTTTTTCTCATCTATTCCAAGAACGTTTAATATTTTTATAACTTTATGCCTAAATGTGTAGTTAAATTTAAAAAGGTCATCGAATGTTTCTCTTGAATAAATAACAACAGAATGATCATAGCTAACTATTCCAGAAGCTATTTCTATATTTGTCATGTTCAAGAAATCTACACACAATTTACAATATATTTTCTTAGGTTCTACATACTTTCTTTTTCTTGATTTTATAAAAAGGAAGTTTTCAGAATCTTGATATTGTGTAAGGATTGCATCAATGACATCTTTTGAGGTGAGCATTCTATCATTTTTTACATACTCCTTAGGAAGCAAATAATGTTTTAGTAGAGGGTAGATGTATGGTGATATTTTTTTCATTTGCTATTTTTTATAGAATCTCCCTGTTTCTTCATCATACAAAGGAGCTGTATAAAAGCTCCAAGCCATGAAAATAAAAGACAAAAGCATTAAAATAATAAAGATTTTCAACATAATTGATTGATTTTAAATTGATTATAAAAATGCGTAGAGGATTTCTCCCCTACGCACATTTGCACTAAAAGGAATGATGCAGTCTAATAACCATCTTTCTATTTCCATTAGATGGAATATAGGAGAATCTTTTCCTTTTTACCACTAGCACTCCCTTTCTTGCCTTATTGGCAGAAATGATAGAATCTATTAACTTACTGGCTAGGAAGTAGTCTGACATATCCTTGGTGTAGGACAATGGTTGCAAACTTACTTTTTTTGATGAATAGACTAGTGTAGGCATATTTATGGATTTTGGTTACTATTGATTAGCTTGAACCTTATAGTAGTTAGAAATGTGTATTAGTCTTTCAACTAATTGTTCGTCACTTTCTTTTGCTATAACTACAAGATCCTCATATTGAAGCTCATCACCAGACAGCTCCAATATTGTGTCAACTAAATGTTCTCTCATATTATTTCATTGTTTTGAACTTCTCTACCAACTTACCATCAGATTGAATTGCATGAGTTATGTCTTGTTTATTCTTCTTCAATTTCTTGAGGAACAATTCATGATTGTAATCACCAGCTTCTTCTTTGACGTATTTTACATACTCACTGATGAAATACCTATTCTCATAACGATTCATCCTACCAACAATATTAAGTGCATCTGTGATGAAATCAAGAAGCTTGATAGCTCTTGCTTCATTCTTTACAGCAAATGTACCATTCTTGATAATTTTTGTTGTAACAGAACCGTGAACAAGAGTGTTACCTGAAAGAATAGCAGCAACCATACTAACCTCTATTGCATAAGTGTCAGCATAACGATTAAGCTTTATGTAATCTTCTTTAAGAGAACTCCAAGCTGTTACATAATCGTTAAGACACCAGCTTTTTGAAGATGAATTCAAAAGTGCAATAGTTTCAACCAACTCTTGCTTGTCCTTAATTTTGATTACAATATAAGGAATATCATAACCAAGTCTTATAAGAGCATGCATAAGATGTTGACCGTCAATTACATACAATCTTTTAACACCATCGATAAAATCTAATTCTGCTACAATTACAGGTCTAAGAATACCTAGCTTCTTAATAGATTCTGCAATCTTATTAATTTGATGAACAATCACCTCTCTATTGATTCCTGGAAGCAGGTGCAATTTCTTGTGTGAAGTAGGTTTAAGCCATTTAATACCATTCAAAATTGATTTGTAAATCTCTTTAACTTTTTCTACAATTTGCTTAAGTTGTTTCATGATTTCTAGTTTTAATTATTGATTTCTAGTTTAAAAATTGATTTCTTGTTTAAGAGGCTTTGTACCTAATTTGATCTCTAATAGCTTGCATAGACAATCTACATGCTGATACAGAAGCTTTAAGAGAAGCTAGATTCTGTGTTTTCTTAAAGTTTTCATAAGTCATGTTGCCCATGTCATAACCTATTTCTTCAATGTCTTTTAACTTCTCGATTTGAGACTTTACCTGTGATGCATTTTCAACTGTTGCTGATTTCTTAACTTGTCTTGGCTTTCTCATTTTGTAACTGTTTTAATTGTCTTGTTAATAATAATTGTTTACGTTTAAGATCTATAAGCTTTTGTGGTATATCAGAACGTTTAAGATCTTCTGTATCAGGAGAACTAAAAATAAGTCTTTGAATATAGTTATCACAAAGAGTTTCAGCTTCTTTTCTTGTTCTAATTCTATTACGTTCTTGTTCTTTAGGAGTTTTGAAATATCCTTTCTCTCTACGTCTTTTACAACTCTTTATGTTATGCTCTCTGACATTCTCAGGATGTCTACTCTTCCATTTATTGCTCCTTTCTATAGCTCTAACAGCACATCTATAAACTTCTACCTTGTTTCCTGCTGCTAAGGTTTTGTGTTCAATTCTCCATCTAATACCACCACAATGAGGACATATCTTATCAGGAATATCTATTGTAGCCATGTTTTAATGTTTAAATAAATAAAAAAGCCCCCAACAAATTAATGTTGAGGGCTCTATTCACCATATAAAAACCCTAACCAAAATGTCTATTGATGTAAGCAGAAGAAACATTGAACTGTAAACACCACTCATTGAATGGTGGTTGTTTTACAACATTCACTGTTCTTGTTCCTGGCTTGAAAGATTCACCTTTTTTATCAATTGTGAACCCAAGTAGTTTTTTAATCTTTTTCATTGTTTAGTAATTTTCATCATTACGAGATTCATCTATTATCCATCTTTCTTCATCACTTTCAGTGTATTCGTCCTCAACAAATTCTTCCTCTGTAGGATATCTGATTGTGATTTTTCCTTCGTAGAGCAAAGGAGAGATGGAATCTTCATCATTTGGGTCTATTTCCAGCTCTATTTCACTTTCATAATCTTGTATGATGGTGTTGTAATGTTTCACCTCTATATCAAGAATGTAATCAGAACTTTCTCCTTCATCAAACCATGCTATTTCTTCTGGTCCTGCTAGAATGTATTCCTCATTCAAATTAGGATTGCCGTAATAAATGATGTATGGTTCAACAGGATAGCCATTTTGAAAAACATACTCTTCTTCATCAAAAGGAACATTCTCAAGACTTCTAATATAGGGAACATCTCTTATCCAACTTAGAAACAGCATGCCTTTCTCTAATTGCATAGGCATGTAACTTTTGAAAACTAATGATGCTTTCTCGTACATAATTAAAATGAGTTTAATGTTATTGCGTCTAATTCTTCTTTTAGCTTCTCTACTAATTGGTTGTTCTCATAGCTAATCTCAACAAATTTGCCTTTGTTAATGGCTACAGATAGATTGAGATTGTTCTTTTCAAACCAAAACTTATTGTATAGACATTTTTCAAGGGAAATAGCACTAAGCTCATACCCATCTCCATTCTCATAAGGAGATATGAAAAACTCATAAGAATCATCAGGTTCTCCAAGTTTCTCCTCCATAAGAGATGTGAATTTGTTATACATAGTTTTTAAAGACAGCCAACTGTCTTGCTTTGGCAGTTGAACAACAGCTTTACAGAAAAGCTTTGTAGTTGGTGTGCTAACTAATAACAGCTTTACAGCATTACCAGCTACAGTTCCTTTCATTTGTACAACATTAGCCTCAGTTTTTACAAACACATAGCCTTTCTGCCTATATTTCATAATGGCACTGTTAATAGTGCCACTAATAGAAACACCGTCAAAGCTTTGTGCATTTGTCAAATTAGAATAAATAAACAACATCAAGGCAATAAATAAACATTTTTTCATGATCTGGTTTTTTGGTTTTAAATATTAGCAGTCAGGACTGGACTCGAACCAGTATTTGCTGAAACACCTATTATAAATAGGACTTATATTCTGCGACCAAAGTTGGTGCGTCTACCAATTCCGCCACCTGACTATTTGCAACTTCTGGATAGTTGCCACCCACCTGCAAACTTTTTCAATTTGAATATAGGCACCATTAAGCCTTAGTAGGAATTGAGTCATCAAGTTTGCTATGTCTATCCCAACCCAAGTGCGTGGGTTCAAGGGTCAAACTCCTACTTTGTGATTATGTCAATACTTCCTGATTTCATCAATTCCAAAATCAAGTTTTGGAGCTTGTGATGCCTCAAGAAGAGATTTTGAGAACATGTCTACATCCTCAAGAGCCAACTCAAGCTCATATTTGAGCTTTTTAAGGGCTTTTGTGGCATTATCCTTCACTCTTGCAATAGCTTTTTGCTCAAGCTGTTCAAATGGGAGCAATTCTGCACCCCATCTTGCAATAAGATGAATGTCAGCTCTCCATGAGCTTTCTGCCTTGGTAAGACCAATAACAAATGGATCTGGACTCTTATCATCATAACAAATATGAATCATAGAATACCAACCATTCTCTTCAGCTTTCTGAATTTCCTTCAGAACATCTAAAGGAATTGTAGAAGCCTTGTATTCCTTGTATTTAACCTGAACAGGACACAAGGTTTTGATAATACGTGATGTCTTTGGATCTACATACATATAAGGAGGAGCTTTCTTCTCCTCACTCTTATCTGCATGTTTCAATTGTGCATCCAATCCAAGTTTGGATGCAATTTCAAACCATTCTTGAGCGTGTTCTGCTTGCTCTAAGTCTTGGAGTTCTGGTTCGATGAAGATTTCTGTAGCCATATTTGGGGGTTTTTTGGTTTAATAGCCTAATTTATCAAGGTCATCAATATTAGCAGTTATGTGTACAAATCCTCCTTTTACATAAAGATCAAAGAAGAATGTAGCAAGCTGCTTAAAACTAACAAATTCTGTTGGGGTTAAACTGACGGTTTTCATGTTTATTGATTTAAAATAATTTAAATAGTTAGAATTCTTTTGAAACGAGAATTAATTGGATGATGAGAGCTAGAAATGTCCAGATGAGAATTAGAATGGCTACGAGGATTTTTATCTTTTCTTTCATTTTTTCTTCTTTACATAAGGACGAATCGATGCTAATGCTATATTATTCCTGCGCCTACTAATAGGAGACACCTTATATTTTATATTATTCCTGTCAAGAATATCCTTTATCAAAGGAAGTTCTTTATCAGTGTGTAATATAGCCTCAGATATCTTTGAATGCCTTAAAATCTGATAATCCTTCATAAAAGGAGAAAGAATTCCTACATAATGACGTATAACTTTCACTACAGAGATTTTAACACACAATCCTTTCTCATTTTTAACATATTCTCCCCTACCATCTCTCATTCTTTCTTCTACAGTCTTTTTCTCTTCTACAATAAATGCGTAAGTCATATTTTTTCCTCTTTATATGTGATGTAATAAAGTGCGCTTGTTCCATATCCAGCAAGTGATATGCAAGATATAAACAATAAATTAAGCAAACTAGGCTCAAGATAACAAAATGCAAGGAAAATAATGATGGATGTCAATATCACCATTAAAATGCTGATAATCAATAACTTGTTCATGGTTTTGGTTTTAAATGAATGAATGAAATAAAAAAGAGGCCCTAATGTAGACACATTGAGCCGTACTAACCTTTGAAAAACACCTATTTTAGCTTGGATAGCAATCTGTTACAACTTGAGGACACTCATTGTAAATCCACCACTCTGAGCCGTCATATTCTCCTCTTGTTCCCCATGTATTATTATCAAACCATATAGTTCCATATAAATACTGAAGCCCATATCCAGCGTCATAATCAAAATCAAGACTATTTAGGAAGTCTTGATATTGTTCCTCTGTATATCCAATACGAAGGACCGTCTGTTTTTCTTTAAAATCATCATTCACAAAAGTGATGATGGCACAAATAACCTTTGGACGGCTAGTTACAAAGTCTTCAAATTCTTCTTTTGCGTTCATTATTCTTGATTTAATATGTCATCTAATTTATTACATTCACCATTAGCTATTGTTCCCAATTTACGACCAAAATCATATATCACAACACTATCTTCCTCCATAAACAGCTGAAATTCACTTGATTCTGTAATAACTAAGTCTTGATTACGCTTCCATTGTCCCGTAATAAGACCATTTGCCACCTCCTCAGCATAAAAATGCTCATATAGAACACCATTAGCTTTTACATTAAATATAGGACGACCCTCATCATCATCCCATAATTCTGTTACAATAACATCAGATTGTTCCTTCAGAGAACAAGAAAATAAGGCAAAAACAAACATAATAGCAACTAAATACTTCATATACTTGATTTTAAATTGGTGACAAAAGAAAAGAGCCCTGTTACAGGCTCTCATTCATATCATCTATATAATTATGATATTCCACAATAGACATATCAAACATATCAGCTTGTTGCCTATCCATATCATACTTAAGAACAAAGTTCCTATATTGCTCAAGAACAAGCTTAATAATGTCTTGGTTAGTAAGTTGTGATAGTGTGTCAACTATATCACTAACATATGCATCATAATACTCTTGATTGGTCATAACAATTTGTTTATAGGTGAAAAGAAAGAGCCCATTACAGG